CTTGCGGGAACCTCCACCTTCTGTAGCTATTGATACGCTACGGGTATTTATTTACTACTGTCCATCCGGACCGGTGAGAACCGCTATCTCCTCTATAGTTATAGAGTGCTACTATTCAACAGGTTCATATTATGCCAAACATCGACGGCAGTTTAACTTATAATTTAGTCAGAGAGGATCGGGTTATTTACAAACGTCCAGATCTTTATCCGGATTATGTTTTTAACCAGAATACCTCTTTTGTCGGAAACTACTATCGCCACGGGTCAACTGCTCCCGACTGGCGAAGGCGTATTCAACAAGGCGTAAGTGCCACTACTCAACTTGTGGCTGCCAAGACTATTTATGAGTTTACTGCCGGCGAAGTTAGTGCGACGTATGCTGAGTCTCACCCGACACTTGCAAAAGAGTGGCGGGTAACGGGTGTTTTAACACCTGAGGCTTATCATGTATTGCCGCCGGCATATGCACCTGAGGTAGCTTTCGATGCCGCAAAGAGACGTTTTATTGGACAATGCCTTGACCTCCGTCGCCAAGTAATGAGCGGCGTAGTTTTAGGCGAACTCCAAAAAACGTTGCATCTGCTACGAAATCCAGCGCTTTCGCTGATTCAAGAGATCCGAACCTACCTTACTCGAGCGAAGACGCTCGAGAGGAGAGGATCTACTGCGTCACGGACCAAAGCGTTGGCCAACCTCTATCTAGAGGCTAATTTTGGATGGCAACCCCTGTTATATGATATAGCAGGAGCCATCCGAGCTCTAGATGAAATCCGTGCGAAACGTCCCTTCGAAATTCGCAAAGTCCGTGGGACAGGAAAGCAAAACTCCGCTATTTCTGACTCTCGAACTGCAAGTTATACTTGCGGTCTACTTTTAGTAGACTATATTGCTACTACGAAGGTAAATGTTTCATACAAGATTGTCGGAGGTTACAGGGTAGATTCAGCAAACACAGGTCCGTTACAATCCTTAGGGTTAACACCCGCGGATTTTGTACCGACCTTATGGGAGCTGATGCCTTGGTCTTTCGTTGCTGATTATTTCACCAATATTGGTGCAATAATTGATGCTTATTCGTACGTGACAGGCAACATTGCTTGGAGCTCTGTTAATTTAAAACAGATCTCTGTTACCAAAAACGCCAATATGGCGTATAATGATAGCATAAGTAATGAAGCTGAATCCCATACGTTTACTCCTTGCAAAGTAGCTCTAAAAGATAAGTATCTTAGTCGCGATAGCATGACATCCTTCGTCCCAACTTTGGGTCTTAGGCTGCCAGGTCTCGGTACTAAGCCTTTCTATAATATGGTGGCCCTTGCCCTTGGTAGGGTTCCACACATTTGAGCTACTCAACTCTCACTTCAATCAAGAGGTTTTTTATGAGGAATACTATGTTACGCATTTTGCTTATCCGCGAGATTCGTTCACTTGAATCACTCGCTATCCGTGTCGGTATACCCGCTTTTAGTGGGCGTACTGACTACGAAATTAACGAGCTTTCTTTGAATGAACTCGCGGCTTATGCAAATGAGCTTAACAGTATTCTCAGAATTCCTCGAAACTGAAGTTCTACTTGGTAATCAAATATGTCATATACTTTGACAAGTCCGGTCACTGGTGCAGCTCAGACGGGCTTTACTGCCCCGACGTACACTGTTATCAGTGATACTGCACCTGATACTAATGGCAAGCAATCTGCTGTTTCCGCTATTGGCGGAACGCAGACGTCTGTCGATGTATCAAGTGTCAGTCGTCCCTTTACAGTCACGTTCGTTCGTCCCAAGGTTCTCAAAACCCTCGGTCGGCCGAATCCATTGACTGGGATTATCTCCAACGTACCGATGAACAGCTATAAGCTGATTACCCGTAAGGGTGTTAGCCCGTTAGCTGGTCAGCCTGCCCGCACCATGCTCGTGACCACTATTATTGAGGTCCCGGCTGGTGCTGACGTTGCTGATCTGCCGAATATAAAGGCAGCTTTGTCGCTTCATATCGGGTCACTGAACCAGCAATCTGCTGGTATCGGTGATACAACGGGTAGCGGCATCTTTTAATGCCACCCCGTTACCGTAGAAGATCGCCTCATTCATGCGTAAACTGCCTAAATAAGGTAATCGCAATTGCGAAAACCATAATAGGTTGGTTTAAATAAGCATGGATTAACGATGTACATGGGAGATAGTCATGAAGGTTTCTTCTGACCGGTTGTTCCACCTCATTAGCTGTGACTTGGATAATAATACATCCATCCGTCCATCTACTTGGAGAAGCTTCGCCGCTGAGGTTCTTAGAGACACTGTCAAGAAAAAATATCTTGGTAGTGAATCTAATAAGACTTCCGCAGATAAGGCAGCTCTAGACCTATTTCTGAAAGTTAACTCAGAACTAGGCGATGGCGTTAAGGAGCCTACTGCTCTCTATGATCAGTTCCTGTTAGGTGAGCTTAAACGCTCGCTTGATAGGTTCTGGTTCGTAGAAGGTGATAAGCCTCTTATAGGATCACTCCACGACATTTTTATGTCGGGGCGATGTGGTCCTGGAAGTAGCATTGGCTTGAAAGAGACAGACTTTTATTCTAAGATCTTTTCTTCTAAGTTGACTGCTACTAGTCACGCTTTGTACTTGTCCTACAAGCAATCCGTTTCTTGTTTCCCGGATTGGTCTGTCGCAAATGAAGCACGCGAGCAGACGTTCGGTGACGTTCGGATTGTCAATGAGAGCAAGCTTTCATTCGTACCGAAACGCAACGATATATCTCGAACTATCTGCACCGAACCGAGTCTGAATATGTTTTATCAGCTTGGCTTAGGGAGGATACTGGAACGGCGATTGTATGAGGTTTATAGAATAGACCTCAGTACACAACCTGACCAGAATCGAGAGCTATCACGACAGGGCTCGATTGATGGTAGTTTTTCTACTATCGATTTGAGTTCGGCCTCTGATAGTCTTAGTACCGGTGTTCTACGAGAGATACTTCCAAGAGGTATGTTTTCTTGGTTGCACTCTCTTCGTTCANCCAGTACGAAGCTACCTGATGGTCGNGTCGTTGCACTTAAAATGATTTCATCTATGGGGAACGGTTTTACGTTTCCTTTAGAGACGATCATATTTTGTGCAGTTGTTGATGCATGCTACCGTTTATCTGGTATCTCACTAGATAAAAGGGGACTCAAGAACTTTGGAGTTTTTGGAGATGATATAATCTGCTTAACATCTGTTACGCAGAAAGTATTTCGCCTCTTAGACCTCTTAGGTTTTAAAGTCAATGCATCGAAGACCTTTGTTGAAGGTCCGTTTCGCGAGTCCTGTGGATATGACTGGTTTAACGGTCATTTCGTCAGAGGGGTCTATATTAAGTCCCTCGAAACGCCACAGGATCGGTACGTTGCCATCAATATGCTAAATAACTGGTCGGCTCAGACAGGTATCTACCTACCTTTGTCGATTCAGTACCTCGTCGGAACTGTGCGTAGGGTGTTAATACCCCCTACGTTTGGTTACGATCAAGGTATTCATGTACCCCTTACTATGGCTCAACCTCTTAGGAATAATAACGGGAGTTTCAAATTCCCTGTTTATTACCCAAAGATAAGGAAGATCCGTATAAGTGATACAGGAGCTTTTAGCGGCGCCTGGAAGGATAAGATCCTCAATTTCGAGGGTCTAAAAATCTCCTTTCTGGCTGGCTACGTACGTTCCCATGCAATAGGTCTAAGGCAAAATGACCTAAAGTATGGGGTGAAGCTGGTTACTAGTCCTTATTGGGACTGGATACCAAATGCCCGCCTAACAAGGCGGTTTAGCTTCAGACAGTGGGAAACTGCTGTCGCCTTAAATACGTATGACACGTAATTAA